GTCGTTGTGCGCCCCCGCATACCCGTCCGGGTTCTCCTCGCTCCAGAGCTTCCCCTCCGCGCCCCAGTACCGCGTGCCCTTCTTCAGGTCGCGCTTAACGAGTTCGGTCAACCAGTTGGCCGGGTTTAGGCTGGTAGCCGTCGGCTCCCACCAGTGCGCGTTGATCGCCATCGTGACCCACTTGGTCAACTCACCCCACGTCACCTTGCGGATCTGGTTCTCACTGTTCGCGCTCACGATCACGCTGCTGCCAATCCGCGTACTCAGCATCCAGAGCACGAGCCAACTCACCAGCGCCGACTTCCCAATCCCGCGCCCCGACGCCACCGCCAAACGCATCACCTGGTACAGATCCCGCGTGCCGTTCTGGCGGACGTGATCCCGGATCTGCCGCAGCACATCCCGCTGCCACACACGCGGCCCACGCTTCGTCGCCAGCGGTGTACCCGCCTGCCCCCAGGGAAACACGAACATTACCCACGCCTCGGGGTCGTCCCGCAGCGCAGGCGACCACATCCGAGCCATCAGGGCCTGCTCGTCGGCCGGACTGTATTTTATGGACTGCATGGTCTATATCGGCGCGTATCGGGGCTATACCGCCTCCCCCAGTGTCTCCCGCGCCAGCGGTAATACCGCAGCCGACCGTGATTCAATTACCACCGCCTCTTCCGCAGTAATACGCTCCACGCGCTTCTGGGCTTCTTCCAGGGCTACGGTAATCGATATCTGCGCCGAGCCCTGCACCTCGACTTTCTGAGTGGCAACCCAATCGTGCCGGTGCTTCAGAAACTCCAGCGCAGCCTTACTATCCCCAGCCTGAGCAGCATCAAATACTACGCGGGACATTTCCAGTTCGCTGTCGGCGCGGCCCTTCATCTCGGCAATATCTGCTATCGGGTCCATCAGCTTCAGCCGAGCAAACTCCGCAGGCAACATACCAGCAGCCAGCGCAAGCGATTCCCCGCGCAGACCCAGGCGGGCGGCATCGTATATGCGCTCCAACATCTCGGGCGTGGCTTTTAGCTCTCGGGCGCGGATGGGGAGGTCGCGGAACATGGGCGGCAGTGTAATGCACGCGAGAAAAAAATTTTGTCTGGGGGGTCCGTTTTTGTCAACGCCAGAGCCGTCTTCGATGGGGCACCCCCCCGCCTGGTCGCACACTGAACGTCAGCACGCTGACCATCTCGATGCCGACCATCAGCACACTGATCATGCTGCAGCGCAGCACCGGGCCGGCAGGGTGCGCCTGGCGCTCGAACCTGGGCGCGCGCGTTCCCTTTGACATCAGATGCCCAGGGGTATTAGGGGCATGAGCATCTTTGCGCCGACTCGAGATGCCCATGGGTATTAGGGGTATAGGGGCATACCCCTCGGCCAATACCCCTCGATACCCCTCGATACCCCTCGATACCCCTCCCCTTTTATTTAGCTCAACCCCCACGCCCTTTGCTAACTTATCTTCTATTCTGAGGGGTATTAAGGGTATTCAGAGGAGCGCATGGGTCTGCCGCAGGGGTACACACAGCACCGCGCAGGGGTTTTCATAGGAGAGCGCCGAGGGGTATACGCTGACGGGCTCGGGTTAGGGAAAGTACCTACCGTTCCTGACTGCTGCTGTAAGTTTCGCGTCAGGAAGGCCGCCGATGATGCGTGTGTGGCGCCGATGGTCGGCGCTGCTGCTGCCGGCGGGTCCGGCGCCTGGGGGTTGAGATGGCTGGTTCTGGTGGTTTCCGTGCGTTGCGTCGCACTCCGCGCGTGGGTGAGGTTCTGGTGTGCTGGATCGGGTCGGAGCGCACGATGCACCGAGCTGAGGTGCTGCAGGTGTGGGCGGCTGTGTGCAGCGTGCGCTTGGACACTGGTGCCGTAGTGCGCGTTAGTGTGGTGCAGTTGGGCGAATGAGGGGGAATTTCATGAGCATCATTACTCAAGCATGGGCCTGCGGAGATAAAGACTGCGCTGCGCAATGGCACAAGCGCAATTTCTGGGCTTACAGCGACGGCACCTACAGTGTCGATGATTTTAGCGACGGGGACCATGAAGATTGCGACGAGTCCGATCTCCCGTCGCCGGAAGAGATCGACGCAAGCTGGCGCGACTATGCGGCGCACGTCGCCGCCACGGGGTCGGACCCGCTCGGAAATTACTACGTCTCTTGCTCGGTCGGCCGGCGCGAGGTATGGCATTTCGCCTTCAATAAATCCATCGTGGGGCCGGTTTTGTTGCGCGCCAAGCGCGGACGGCGCGTCATCCCCGCGCATGAATTGCCGCAGCATGTCCGCGATTACCTTGGACTCGATAAATCCGCGCGCATACTTGCTGGGCTATTGTGGGAACAATTGCAAGAGCATATTCCCGGGCTTGTAGCTGGCCGATGGACCCGACACGTGATCAAACATCACGCGCCGCGCAAACCCGAAACCATTGCCCGCGAATTGCGCGTGCTTGCAAGGCGCTCGTCCTGACCCCGAGTTATAACCCCGAGAGTCGGGGTTATGGCGCGTGGTTTGCGCGGATAACGATAGGAGTAGAGAAATGATCTGTCTGCGAGTGAGTATCCGCGATCTGACGCGCAAGCAAGTGGCGGACCTGTTCGATGACGCGCGGGCGTTGCTTGAGTGCTGGGACGACCACGGGCACCAAGGTGACGACACCGACAAGGCCGAAATGCTTGAGCACAACTTGCGCAACAACGGCTGGGCCGTGGACGAGCTGGACGAGCTGGCGTTCCGCATCGTCACCGATGGCATCCAAGCCGAACGGTCGCAATGGCTCCCCTGACATAGAGGCGGGCCGCATCATGGCCCGTCGCCCTCGGCCCCTGTGGCCGCTGACGTAAGCCCCGCGTAAGCCTATCCCCCGAAACTACACCCGCCCCGTGCCGGGGCACACTGGAGAACGACGATGCAGCAGAAATTCACCGTTTGCGCCTTTTGGCAAAGCACCGGCAGCGGGCACGTATGGTGCCTGACCGACGGGAGCGTCGTCGCCCATGATTGGGTTCGCGACCTCGACCCGCGACTATTTTTCCCGACACGGGAGGCGGCGCAGGCGGCCGCAATTTTTGCGCAGAAAGACGGTCGCATCTCGCGCGGTATGCGGGTTTGCGTTAACGATGCGCGCTGATGCCGGCACACTGGAGTAGACGATGCACAACGTCCCCCTGACCCCGGCCTGCGTGGCGTTTGCCTGCGCATTCGGCCTTGCCCTGGGCGCCCTGGTGGCGCTCGGGTTCTGACACTGACGAGAGGAGCAACAGACCATGCAATTTCACCGCAACATGCTGCCCCTGTTGGGCGTGACGTGGCGCCGCTTCGCCACTCGCAACGAAGCTTTGCGATTCGCCCGCTGGGCCGAGCGCGAAACCCGCAACGATGAATACCCCTGCGCCGCCTATGTCATGCGTGACGATATTCTCCCGGACGGCGAAAAGTGGGAAGTCAAGGTCACCAACTGGTGACGCATCCACCGAGCCCCGCGCGCGGGGTTCTAGGATGCGCCACGGTGGCGCAGACACAGGAGAAGACGATGACGACAACCCCCGAGAAAATCCACGTAGGCCGCTTGGTGCGGTTTTCTGCCGGCTACGGCGGCACTGACGGTGCCGGCGCTATCGTGGCCGTGCGCGGCACGGTGAACATGCAGCCGGCGCAAAACGTCGGCATCATGCGCGTGATCCGCGCCGACGACTGCAAGGTCGATGTGATCCTGTTCGATGGCCGTATGCTGCTCGGCATCGAGCAATGCGGCATCGACGCGCCGGGAATCGGCATCAAGCTGCTGGACGACGTGCTTGATGACGTTTCGCACCTGCCGGCACTGGTGGCGCAGCGTGACGCTGCCGAAGCCATCGCCGCCGCGAAATCCCGCGCCGATTTCGAATCTGCCGAAGCTGCGCGCGTGATCACGGATCCGCCGCTGTTTTACTGGAACGGGATCAAGGATGCGAAGGGCGCGAAGCTGCAAAAGGCTTATTTCAGCATGTATGAGCTGCGCGGTTATCCTGCCGGCACGGTCACCATATCCGCGCGCGACTACAGCTCATTCAGCGCGAAGGTTTGGGAGTGCTTCGCGGTGCAAAACGACACCGATACGCAGGTTGACTATTTCGACAACGACCGTATCCGCGTCATTCCCTCGCATCCGCTGTATGCCGCCGTCAAGGCCGCGCACGATGCCAACGCCGAGCGCAACGCCAAGCGCTACGGGCGCGCTGCGGCATGACCCCCGCGCCCGACACCCCCACCGAGCCCCTACGCGGGCCTATGTGGCCTTTCCCGCCCGCGCTGCTGGACTACCCCTGCCTGCCGCCCTGCGCGCGCCCTGTGCGCCCGCCTGCGGCGCCCCTGCCGGATGAGCCGGCGCTATTCTGAGGAGAGACGAAGATGCCGCTATTGTTACGTAATTGCGACCCGCCCCCCGAGGCACTAGCCCGGGGCCTGGAAGCTGCCCACGCCGTGTTGGCGGAAGTTGGCATATCGCCGGAATCCGGCTGGCTGAACAGCGGTTATCACCAGCCTTGGACCGATGCGACGGCCATGCAGGCATGGTATCGGGCCGAGGATGCCTGCGTGCGGGCCGCATTCGGCTCCTGGCGCGGCGCACCGCTTGCGGTGGCGATGGAGTGGGAACCCGACGCGGAGGACGCGGAATGATTTGGGCCGCCCTAGCCTTCCTGCTGGCGCTTGCGCTGGCCCTGCTGCTGGACCTATAATCGGCGCGCCCGCTGCGGCGGGCTTTCGCTGTTGTCTCCTCCTGCCGGGCACCCTGCCGGCTTCCTCCCCGGGTCGAGCGTCACGCTCCCCGGGGATTTTTTTAGTCTGGCTTAGCCCGCTTTGAAGTTGTAGACCTTCGCATGCGGCATCAGGGTTTCCAGCATGCGGCGGATTTCGCTGCGGTTGCTCTGGTAGCGTTCCAGCGTATCTGGCGAGCAGAGGATGTGCCGCTTCTGCGCCAATTCGTTCGTCTTGACCTTCCCCAGATCAAGCCAGCCCGCATGCCCTGCCGCCACATACAGAGACTGAATGTTGATCTTGTGATCCTGCATGCCCTGCTGAAGTTCGTCTACCACCGGCTGCCACGGCCCCATGATCGCACCGGGCCGGAACACGCCGACCCTGTTGCGCATCGCCTCGGCCAGCAGGGCCTCGCCTGCCGATAGGCCGCCTTCCATCATCACGGTTTTGGCGTCCGTCACTGGCGGCCGATCCCCCGGCGAGAAATTCGATACGTCCCTTGCGCGTAACCAGTGCGCAACATGATCTAGTCCGCCGCCCTGATACCACTGCCAGATGGCGCGAGCCTCCTGCTGCGACAATATGCCGGCTTCTGACCACAACACCATCCATCTGCGGTCATCTGCCGATAACGATAGGGATACGCGCTCATTGGAAAACCCCAGCACCGACAGGCGATTGACTGCCGGGTAGGGGTGGCGACCTTTCTCGTTGACGCTGAAGGTCTCCGGCGGCGCCGCAAGTAACGGCTTGAGCTTGTTTTCAAGTGCCCGCCTGTCGGCTAACTGCGGCTCGCGCAGTTCGTTCAATACCAGAACTTCGCTGAGGACGTAGTAATTGAATGCCGATTGGATTTCCTCGGTCGTGACGGTTTTGACATTCTGGCCTGTCGCGCCGCCGATGGCGTGCAAGAATGGCATCCAGAGCGTGTCTTTCCCGCTACCCTGCCGGCCGCCGTGCAAGATGCCGTGGTTGATTTTCACGCCCGGGTTTTGCGCCTTGAAAGCCATCCAATCCAAGCAATGCTGGCGCTCCGCAGCATCGGGGATCATGCGCTCTGCGTGCTCCAGCCACGGACCGATGTCACCGGCTATCCCTGCCGGCCTGCCGTCGCGCCAAACGTTGCCGTAAACCTCGCCGTCGTGACCCACGAATAAGCTGTTCCCGGGCGCGTAGATCAGGCCGGCCAGCGTGCGCGCGCCCATGGCGATGCGGTTCTCGTCGAAGCTGGTGCTGGCGCTGACTCTGCTATGCAGGCCGCTTGCGTTAACGTGAATAGAGTGCATTTTGTGATGCCGAAACGCCGCGTCGAATGACTTGCGCTCAACCAGTTTCCTGCGATGCAGGTCGAAGAAATCCGCGCTACTGAGCAGAAACGCAAACCGCTTGTACCAATCCGGCGGCTCCAGCGTGCCGATTTCGTCACTGTCTGGCGGCGTCGGGTCCGCTGCAGGCTGAAGCTCGGGCTTCGCTGCAGGCTCGGGTGCCGCCGGCTTCCAGAGCGTCGTCCTCGGCGCGATCCAGGCCCGAGCGTCGGACCACCGGGTCCACCCGCTGTCGGCGCAGTCCCAGCCCTCGGGCTGCCCGCTGGGGTCGATGATTTTGACCTCGGCCGCCAGCGGCTGCAGGATTGCCGCTAGGCGCTGCATAGCCTCGATGCCGGCCTGATCCGCGTCAGGCCACAGCAGGATTTTCCGGCCCCGGAGGGTCTGCCAGTTCGCTCTGCTGAGAGCCTGCGCGCCCCCGGGCCAGGTCACGGCGACGTAAGGCGAGCCCGCTAGGGCTGCGGCAGCGTCTGCGGCTTTCTCGCCCTCCACGACCAGCACCGGATCCTCGGGTCGGGCCTCCAGTTCCTGCAGCCTGTAAAGCGGGCGCGGGACCGGCCACTGGCCCATTCCCCAGCCGTCGGTGGAAAACGTCCACGGGATGATCTGCTTGCGCTGGCCCTCGGGGTCGTATCTGGCGACGTACCCGAGCACGTCACCGTCGCCGTTGAAGTACGTCCACCGCTGGCTTGGCGCGCCGAGCACGGGGTGGATGCAGTCGTGATCGGCAGACTCTGCCGGCACTGGCGTGATAACCTGCCGCTGCGGTTTCGCTGGGCGCGGCTTGGCAGGCACGCTGCTGGCGGGCGCGTCGTCGCTCAGTTCGCGGTACGCCTCGCCCATGGTGATCTCGTGGATGGCAGCGTA